GGATGATACTTGTGCACTGCAAGATAATACAACTCATCACGTATATCACCAAAGGAATAATACGTTTGCATGGTCTTACCTGACTTTGACCTACGCTTTTCTGGAGTGCCATCAAGCATACGATGCACGGTACTTAGCATTTGTGCAGATTCGATGATCATCTTTGGAACGTGCTTGTCACAAAGCATTTGTGCAGCAACATGCGGATCTTTATCTAGTATAAAAATATTCATATTTCACCTTTAAATAATATAATTGTATCATAATTTTTATAATTTGTAAACAAATATTTTTTCAATTGATTTAAATTTAATCTTGTAATAATTTTGGAAACGCTTCTTCAACAACTGGTTTTGATATTCCAGGGATTTTCTTTTTATTGATCATGTTAACTACAAGCTTGGCATCTTCTGGATGTACACCTTCGAGTATTCCAATAAATATTTGTTCTTTTTTATACTTTGGCATCTTATCACCGGGTCCGCCTTTAACAAAGTATTTAAACTTTCCATTTTGTTTTGTTAAGTTTGTCGGATGCATGTGAGCCGGTGATGGATTATAAGGCGGTTCACCTTCCGGTAAGTTCCATTTTACTGTCGTATCCATGGAACCTCTTATTATATCTTTTAAAGCCCATGACTCATTTTCTTTTAAGATACGAACTTTATCATTTTTATTTCTTTGCTTAGCCATTTCTTCTAAGACTTCAAAAACATACTGTTTCATTAAATAAACTCCTGTACACTTTTAATCAATTCATTACAACGTTTAGCAACTAAGTAAGGAAATACTTTACCTTTCTTGCTGTATAACGATGCTGGATCTTGGTCTATGAAACTATTTATAATTTGCTTTCTTAAGTCTTCTGGTGTTTCAGTAAGATCAATCAGTTTCTTATTCCTACAATAGTTACGATACCAAGAAGCTGCGTATAATAATTCGCCTTCTTCAAGATCTTGTATGATATTATCTATCTTCTTTTGAGTGATTGGTGTTTGTCTAAATCCTTCAACAAATACGTTATCATCAGATAATATGTTTGGTACACCATCACCTTTATCACCTTTAATGATATGAGTTTGTAGGTACACTCTTGGATTTTCTTCTATCAATTCTTTTTTAAGAAGTGGTGAGTATTGCCTTACAAATTTATATTTTTGTAGTTGTAAGAAATCTCTATCGGAAGATACAATCATAATTTTTTCGTGATTATAATCTTTGTTTGGATCCGGATTCATGGTAACAATTGTACCAATAATATCATCGGCTTCACAACCATCAATACGAATTACTTTATATGGAAAGTTTTCTGCAATTTCTTCACGTACTTCGTTAAGTATTCTAAAAGCTTCGCCCCAATCAAAAGATGATTCTTTCTGTGTCTTCTTTCTACTTGCTTTGTACTGTGGAAAAGCCGTCTTGCGCCAGTTATTTGACGCATCGACGGCAAGAACTAATTCGCCATACTCTTCTTTGTATCTTGTACGATACATTCTAAGGGAGTTGAGAATCATATGACGAATTAGTTGTTCATCAAACGTTTTATTAATTATTATACTTGCTAAAGCAATACCACTGTAATCAACAATAATCATAATACATGCCTCCTCCAAATGTATACATCCCACAGTGTGGCTTTACTTATACCTCCTCTAGGATTACCACCATAGACAAAACCATTGATAGGCTTTCTACCTTTTTTCTCAACTCTAAATTTATCTTTAGTTGATGAGTTTACGTTTCTTACGATGGATTTTACCATTTCATATTCTTGCATATCATTTGAATTACAAGGGTTGAACCTACCAACCCATGACTTACTGCGATTCTTACAGACTTTTTCTGTATTGATATGATCGTATCTACCTACAAATATTCCCATTACTTGACCTCCTGATCTGGAGTTTCAAGTACGGCCACGTACTCTTGTCTTTCTGGTCTTTCAAACCTAGCCAACTCCATTAGAGCATCTTTCTCTAGTATGAAACCACTGGATGCAACAGGACTACCATCTTTTTTGAAAACATTTACATAATACATATTAAACTCCCTTAATTTTTAATTTTATAGTATTATTATACACTATTTTTTAGGGAATGTACACAGTTAATTGAACTTTTTTTCATCTTTTTTTCTTTTTTGTCTAAGAGACCAAAGCATCCAATCATAATATCTTTCAGGTTCTGGATCATCATCAACTAATCTTCGTTCAGTCTCACCAAAATTTCTCTCATATACGGTTTTACCGCCATCAGGTGACTCATATATTTTTTTGGGTTCTTCTGGTAATTCAACATGATCGCCTGTTCCTGTCATATCTTGTGTATACTTATTGCTCATCTACAAACTCCTCCGCCATTGAAAATATTTTTGATATTGCTTGTGCACATGCAATTGCAACTTCAGTACATTCTTTTTGTGTACCATTTGCTGAACGTAATTCTATAAAATGAATCCAACTTCTAATAGTACCATTCATATATAATCTTGATTTCATTAATCCTTCAGGTAAGACCGCTCTTGCGACTTCCTTCGCAATCCCTTTCTTGATAGCTTGTTGATAAACCTGTTTGCACATCCAGATAACTCTTCCTTGTTCTCTATCCCACTCATCTTGGAGAGACCTATCATCAATTTCGATACTATTTTGTCTATTCTTATCATCTTGCATTCTCGCTTCTCGTTTGACAAATTCTAACTCCTCTACTGGATTTGCATACCTTTGACTAAATTCTTGAAAACTAAAACTACGATGTCTTAGTAACTGCCTAGCGATATCTCTTGTAGTTTCTATTTCAACACACGCGCTTACCATTTCAAATGGAGACCAATGCTTGTGTTTAGCAAGATATCTCAACAACTTCTCTGCAGTTTTACTGTTGTTTTGATTACCAGGGTTTGAGACTCTTGCACAAAAAGCTATCAGATCTTGACAACTTAGTGGAGGTTTTATTCTAGAATCCCATGATTGAAATTCAGATGGTTTACTGTAACTAACTAGTTTTACTTTCATTTTTACTTTCCAATTGTCTTAATATTTCTCTATACTCTCTTATAACCATTAAACACTTAGGCATGTCAGATCTATAATTTATCCAGAAGGGTCTGTATTCTTTTTCATGCGTTTTACCGTCAGCATGCATTAACTTTTCAGATAGTTCTTTTTCTAATTCATTTAACTTTTCTATATCATAGAACATTATATGTCATTTCCAAGAGTTTTCCAATCATCACCATAGCCAATTACACAGATGCTATTGTATGATGGATGAAACTCTAATATGCTAAATGTTTTTGTTTTAGGGTTTACAAATATCTGCAGTGGCACGTGAGCTGGTATATCTGAAAGTCCATCTGGATCTCTTACCTTTACGCTTTGTATACCAGTAATTAAAGGTACTTCACCTTTAGCTTTGACGGCTTCCAATGCAACTTCTTTTTGTTCACACATAACTGGTTTATCATTCCATTCGCCTGCAAATGCGCTGTTACCTGTAATGAAGCCACCCCAAAATGCCATGCACCATATTATTATTGTGTAATATTTTATCATAGTTTAAAATCCTTAAATCTTTTACCAGTATCGGTTTTATCAAACACTGGTGTATCATCGATTAATGTCTGTTGATTTTCTTCTACATCATACAAACGCATCTTACTACGATCTACACCTACTACAAATCTTTTATGTAATGTCGGATCGTTGTAACGATTCTTTAATTGCTTGACCATAAACTGACCTTGTTGTTCAAGTTCCTCAGTAGTTATCAAAGCAAACATTAGATCCGCTGTTGCGGGTAATCCAAAAGACTCACTTGTATCTTCAAGCCCAATATCCGAGTTAGAATAACCAGAACGAGTCGTTTGCGTTGCAGAGAAGATCGGTAAGTCGAACTCGACAGCAAGGCCACGTAATTCTTCAGCAATTGCTTTAATGTAAGAGTATGAATTAATTGCACCACCCATTCCTTTCATTCTAGAACTTGCACATATGTTTAGATAATCGATAAAGATTAAGTCCGGTTCAAATTGTCTTTTTAGTTTAAGTTCATTAAGTAAAGCTCTAAAGTGACCAGCATGTGCAGAGCCGGTTGGATATTCTTTTATGATTAACTTACCTTGTGTCTTACGTGCAATGTCTTGTACTTTAAGACTAAAAGTATTCTTTGGTAATTTATCTAATTGGTCAATAGGAACATCAAGCAAGTTTGCATCTATTCTTTCAGCGATTCTTTCTTCAGCCATTTCCATTGTGATATATAAAACATTTTGACCTTGAACTAAAGATGAGGCAGCAACATGGCACATAAATAAAGACTTACCGACACCGGTACCAGCGAGAGCAATGTTAAGAGTTTTACGTGGGACACCACCCTTTGTGATTGTGTTAAAGTATTCCAAATCAAATGGAAGCCTGTCTTCTTCTGTATGATAGAATTCATATCGATCCTCCGCGTTTTCTACATAATCATGACCAACTTGTAAGTCAAATCCTACGCCAAGTGCATTTGATAATAGATCAGGTAAAGCACCTTTAGTTAATTTTTCGTGCTTTCCATCAATAATTGATATTGATTCCATTATGGCAAGATATATTGCACGATCTTGACACCATTTCTCAGTGGTATCAAGTAACCATTTATCATCTACTTTGTCACCAGTAAATAACTGTGGTACGATATCCATGGCTAATGTATATTGTTCATCGCTTAACTTATCACTTTGATCAAGTTCGATCTTAAATGATTCAGCGTTTGGTAGCTTATTATACTTAGCGACAAACTTACCGGCTTCTCGAAACAATATTCGATATATGCCTTCAAAGTAATCTGGCTTAATGAAAGGCAGCACCTTACGCATGTAGCCTTCATCAGATAACAGATTACGTAATATAGTCTGTTCTAAATTAGTAGGCATAGGCGA